TAATTATGCCTTCATTTCCAGTATCACATTATCCAAAATCAAACCCTGATAGAATTGCTCTTTGGCAACGTATTAAAAAACACTGATTGAAGGCTCGTATATTTTAACCCTTATTTTTTATGTCTCTTATAATAGAAGCTCTTCTTCTTGCAAAAAAGATAGAAAGTATGGATTTAGAAAGACTTTTTCTTGTTCGAGAATCTACCGACAATCCGAAGTTTCACGAAATTATTGATAAAGCAATAGAAATGAAGCTCCCAAAAAATACTAAATAACCCTTCCTCCTATGAGTAACAAACAAGCGATAGATATAATTGATTTATCAAAATAATTCAATATACTAGCACTTGCAATTAGTTGTGTTTTTAGAACTATTCTTTAAACCAGAAGCCCATAGAAATATGGGTCTTTTTTAAAAAAAGATTTGCTTTTCATATAAAAATAAGTATACTTCCTTTGTTACTTAATAACTTTCACTATATGAAGAAAACACAAAAGATTCTCGATATTCTCGCATTTATCGAATCAAAAGATATCACAGCAGATGAAGCTACTCGACTTATTTCAGAAATAGAAGGAAACACATATAGAGAAGACGAAGGAGAAGAACCAGAGGATCTCTATGATAGGATGGAAGCTGAGAACGGACAATACTAATACATAACATATACTATATGGCACAACCAAATTATTCTGAAATACAGAAACTCCTATCCGAATATAAAGAAGAGGATGTAAAAATATATATAGCTTATCTGAAAGATAGTTATGATAAAAATAGTTATTGGATGGAAAAACGTTCACCAGAACAATATGCAAATTATTTTTCTCTCGTTGTAAGAGAATGACTTGTATTCGATGGAAAGCATATAACACTTCAAAGTACAGGAATCTCATACGATTATGTCGCTCTAAAAAATAAAATGCTTCTAATCTATCCAGATAGTAAAATTGATATGTCTCTCGTGTATAAAGGCGATATATTCTCATTTTCAAAGGAAAATGGAAAGATTAGTTATAAACACGAAATATCAAACCCTTTTTGACAGAATGAAAAAGATATCATTTGAGGATATGTTGTGATAAAGAACGGTCGTTGAGAATTTCTCACTCGTATGAGTCTAGCAGATCTTTTAAAACATAAGGCAACTGCAAAAACTCAAGCAATATGGAATGCCTGGCTTACTGAGATGTACCGTAAAACCCTTATGAAGAAAGCCTGTTCTGAACATTTCAAAGATATATTCACAGGAATAGAAGATCAAGACAATGAAAATTACCAAGCAGAAGTTACTACAATGGAGCAAAGAAGTTATATTGATGAAATAAATGAAATATCAACTCTTGATGATCTTAAAAAATACTGGGAAGCAAACAAAGGAAAATGAAAAGAGTTTGCTTCGGAAGTTACTCGAAGAAAATCAGAAATACTTGATTCATTACCGATTTAAATTTACCTATTAAATAATTATTATGATCATCTTTTTTGATATAGAAACTATTTCCATTTTCTGAAGAGATCATAGAAATTCTATTGAATTTTCAAATCTATATGGAGATCTCCGAGAAAAATACAAAGAAAACTTTGATTTCATGCCAGAGTTTAACGAGATTTTGACGATCACCACTGGAGTAAAAACCACCGAGTGAATCGTCACAAAAAACCTCGAATGAGACGAAGTGGAAATGATTAAAAAGTTCTTTGAAATTTCCGAAAAAAATAGCCTTTGCGGATTCAATATCAAAGGCTTCGATATTCCCTTCATAGTGAAGCGAGCATTATTTCTTGGTATACCGATACCAAATTCTCTCAAACTCTACGGAAAGAAGCCCTGGGATATGGAAAACTTCATAGATCTCTATGAAGTCTATAAACATACAGGATATAAATCGGGATCACTCGATCTGATCTGTCAGTTTCTTTCCATACCAACTCCAAAAGATGGAATCGATGGATCACAAGTCCAGACTTTCCATGATGAAGGAAGAGATGATGAAATCCGCGAATACTGCAATCGAGATGTGGAAGCAACCATACTCGTATATGAAAAATTTAAATCCCTTAATTTTATGTAAAAATGATTAAAATATACCGTGAAATAGAGCAACAAAGTCCAGAATGGTTCGATATGCGAAAAGGGAAGATGACCGCTTCTAATGCTACAGCTATAGGTAACTTTTGAAAGGGTTTAGATACTTATATTATAGAAATGATGTCGGAATCATTTTCTTCTGCAGAAAAAGAACATTACTCAAATGAGCATACAAACCGATGAAATGAGCTAGAACCACAAGCTAGATCACTCTATGAGCTTGAAACTATGAATACAGTCGATCAAGTTTCATTCATAGAATACAATGAATTCATCGGATGTAGTCCAGATGGACTTATATGAGAAGATGGATGACTCGAAATAAAATGCCCTTCCGATGTAAAGTTTTTCAAAATGATTCTCGATTGAACTGAAAAATCCATTGATTCTGACTATATCTGGCAAGTTCAAATGAGCCTATTGATAACGAAGAGAAAATGGTGGGATCTATGTTTCTATAACCCGAATTATGAAAAGTCTCTTATTATTTTTCGAATCTTACCAGATGAAGAAAAGTTCAAGAAGCTAGAAGAATGATTTTCAATAGGAATAAATAAGATAAAAGAAATATCACTAAAAATAAAATGAAACCAATCCAACTAAGAATAAAAGAGGATAACTTCCTTTCTAACTCAACACTCATAGACGATGCAATACAAAAGATATGATTCCCTTGTATTATCACTATCCGAAAAGATGTTGCCTGACTATCTGAAAACCAACGTAATTACTACTTTGCAGTGCCAGTTAAGATAATACAAGACTATACTGGATACACGAAGGATGAGACGCACAGAATGCTAAAGGCACAATTCTTGATTGAATACGACACGCTTCTACAGAATATGATAGAAACTACCAGTAATGATGATAAAACCTTCCAGTTAGCGAGATTTATATCATTATGTGACGATATAACAATTACTACATCTGATAAAGGGGAATTTGAAATTTTCCTCAAAAAGATCCGTAAATATTACTCAGATTTAAACATTCCATTACCGAATGAAAGTCAGAAATGGGAAGGTTGGGAAAGAATACTTAACTAAAATACTATGAAATACATACCACTTGATGAAGTTGAAAAAATTCTAATTTATTGGGATATGGATGATCCTTGTGTTGAACAAATAAAAAAACAAGTTATAAGTCTACAAAATATAGATCTATCAATAATAGATGAAATGATACAAGAAAACCTAGAATATCCAGACAATGATCATAATTTATGATATAGAAGCTCTCTAAAAGAACTCAAAGAACGATTATCACTTAATAAATAACCTATGAACAATACTTACCCAGAATACCTATGACCTACAGACTCTAAAAGAATGGAAGATCTCCGTACTCGTCTTGTAAAAGTAAAAGAACGATACAACACAGAAGTATGAACAGGCTTCTTTACTATTCTTTGTAAGAAAACAGGAGTAAACAAATGCAAGCTCTCTCACTTCTTCACTCGTGTTCGAGGGCTTACAAGAGAAGATTTCTATACAGTAGAAGCGACTATATCAAAGATGGAGAAGACAAAGAATTTCTTAAACTAATGAATATGTACACACCAACAAAGATAGAGGCTATTAAGATATTTTGAAAGAAGGATTTATCTTTTGGATGTATTGTATTACATCAGCACTCATATACACCTGAATATTGACCTGAGCAAGTATCAATAGTAACAAGAAATGATGGAAATAAAAATGAGTCTGAGTGATTACTGCCAAGATGGGTTTGGGTAGACTCATCATATCAAGTAGAAGAATATACAATCCTATGACACGAACCTCATCTTGAAGATGTGTTTAGAGTAGCGGAGGAGAAATGATTTACTTTTGATTTGATAAATTTCTGAAAAAAACAACCAAGACTAACGTCATTGATTCCAAGTAATGAGAATTTTAATATACCAATAAATCCAAATATTCCACTTCTTGAACAACCAGAAGAAACACTAAAACAACTTATTTCATTATTTAAATAGTTGCATTTCCTATAAAAAAGACTATAATACTATCACTTAATTTTCCAATATGGAATCAGAAATTCCCTTTCTTGAGCTAGAGGTTAAACTCATACAGGAATGTGATGATCTTGATCCAATAACTTGGGTTAAAGTTTATGCGGAGAAATTCCGTAAGATAGTAGAAGCTGATCCTACATTATCTGAGTATCAAATAAGACACGCTTTATATCTTCAAAAATAATACTATGAAATCAAAAGACATAAGCCCCTTAGTTACAATAGAAATGGCAGAAGATAGACATATGGTTAATTCTAATTTACGAAATTTAGATATTAAATTATCTGAGCATCAGATTAAACACGCTTTATACTTACAGAAATAATGCAAGAAATACTAAAACTTCTCGATGAATCAAATCTCATAGAAGGTACACTTACAGATGAACAGATTGTAGAAGTATATAAAGCTACTACAGAAGAAGAAAGAGCCAAGTATATGGAAACTATCCAGAACTTCTTAGATAACGGAAGATCATCTGAACTCCATAGTGCAGTTAGTTATCTAAACATAGAATCATACATTTATAAAAACTGATTTATTAAAAATGATTAAGCCACTCGCAATTCTCGGATGACTCTTACTCCTTCTTACAGGACTATCACAATGTACTCCTCAGTATAATAACTGTGAGGGTTACAAATTAAAACCAGTGAGTGAAATACCCGCGAGATGCATTAAATACTAAACTATGGCACAAGGTAAAGAATATACATTAGAGTTCATACAAGAAGAACTAAAATCATTGCTTAATGCATTAAAAAATGATGAGGGTATTATTTATATTTGAGAGTTATTTTTAGAGAAGAATTATACGAGAAACAGATATGCAGAATGGGTAAATAAATATCCTGACGATGAAATTGTACAAACTACTTCGGGCACTATAAAAGGAATTCTTGAAACCAGAGCCATTAAATGAGCTATGACAAACAAGTTAAATCCTACTGCAACGATATTTCATCTGAAGAATAATTATAAATGGGTTGATAAACAAGAAATTGATCAAAAGACAGAACATTCATTTCAAGAACTATCTAATGAACAAGTACAAAAGATAGCAAAACAAGCATTAAAGAATGGCGAAGCTTAATGCTATAAGCATTATGTATTAAGAGTATAGATAGATAGAGGACTTAAAAAATAAAAACACTACTTTTATTGATTGTAGTGCTGAAAAGTGGATATTTACTAATTGTCGCATAGAACATAATATATTGCTTTAAAAAACAACTTGATATGTCTTTAAAAACATATATACTAAAAAAGAGAGCTACTAACTCTCTTTTAATCCATAAGAACACAAGTATTATATGCGAAAATGAAAGTATAGCAAGAATATTTTAGTCGAGCCTTGATATGAATATTTAAAACAAGATCAAAACGGAGAAATACACAAAGTAGAAATAGTAATATCCTGAACTGATTTTATTAAAAGTAAAAAACATTTTATGAAAGTATTCCAGAATCAAACATTATTTGCAAAAGAAATATGAGAAGATTATAAATATCTATCTGCTTTTTTCGATATTATTATGTTTGATAATTCATTTCATCTTTCTAAATTCCAAGAGTTATGCTGAATAAATCCGTCTAACTTTTCAAGACTTAAGAAAAGACTTATTGATAAATGAATTATAGCTGAGAATAAATGAATATTTTATCTTAATCCAGCAATAGCGATAAGGTCTGATATTATATCGTATGAATTAATGGATCTATTTAAAGATATAAACTCAAAACTATATTGAATAACTGAACTATAATGGATATTGAAACTCTAGCATTCGTAAAAAATCAAGCTCGGAAAGATCTTCTAAGTTTTTGTGTGTTTAGCGATAAATTCTTTGAAATAAACAAGCACCACGAAATAATAGCAGATGCACTCCAAAGATTTATGGAATGAAAGACAAAGAAACTTATCCTACAAACTCCTCCTCGTTCTTGAAAGTCTCGACTTATTTGTGAGGCTATTGCTTGGGCTTTTGGTAATATACAGAATACAGACATTATCTACACATGACACTCAATATCACTCTTAGAATCGTTCTCTCGTAATATTCGTGATCGTGTGAACTCACAAGAATACAAAACTCTATTTAAAGACACAGTAAAGTGAGATAACTGAGCGGTGTGAGCTTGGTCTATGACAAACAGTAATCAACTTATGATATACTGAGTATGATGAGGAATCACAGGTAAATGAGGGAATAGACTGATTATTGATGATCCATATGCAACTCGTCAAGATGCTGAGAGTGACACTATACGAAAGAGAGTAGAAGATTGGTATGACTCTACATTTTTATCTCGTAGACATAACTCAGAAGCAGGAATATGCCTAATTATGCAAAGATGGAGAGAAGATGATCTTGTATGATACATACTCGAAAAAGAAAAAGATTGGGAGATAGTGAAGATACCAGCTATTAATGAAGAATGAGAGAGTTTTTGGGAGTCTCGTTTCCCTGTTCCATACTTAGAAGATATGAGAACAGTTATATGAGATTATTTCTTTTCATCTCAATACCAACAAGAACCTTTTATTGATTGAGGTTGATCATTTAAAAAGGATTACTTTATGGAATACGAGAATCCTCCATCACTTGAATCACTTAAAGTATATACATTTATTGATCCAGCTATTAGCCAGAAGCAAGAAGCTGACTTTACAGCCATAGTCACTATCGGTATTGATCAGAATAATAGGATTTATGTACTTGATATATTTCACGAAAGAGTTGAACCATCTGACTCTATAAATGCTCTCTTTGAAATAGTAAAGAAATACAGACCTGAAAGAGTATGAGTTGAAGTAGTTGCATTTCAAAAGATGCTTGCTCTTGAAATACGAAAACAAATGAATATTCGTAATACATTCTTTAATCTCGATGAGATAACTCCTATGTGAGAAAAGAACTCACGAATAAAGACAATCCTAGAACCTCGATACTCAAATATCAACATACTCCATCCAAAATATAATAAGAATACAAAAGATCTTGAACTTGAATTGTTGAAGTTCCCAAACGGTAAGCACGATGACATTATAGATGCTTTATCAGGTGTTGTAAGAATGGCAGAAGTTGAGAGTTATGGGGATAATGATTACATAAAAACTCACTCGTATAATAATCTTTTTAAATAATTTGATTATGAGAATTATTCTCATATAATACTTCTATATTTACAATCATATGGATATTCTTAGTCAAATTAGACAAGAAATCGAGTCTTCACAAGAAGTGATGAATCCTTGGTTTCTTCGTTATCAGGACTATCTTGCACAATATGTGAATCAAGATAAAGATGATAGTGTTATTCACGTTAACACTATTTATTCGATTATGCAGGCTGCAATGGCTGTTGAGCAATCTGACTCACTCAATGTAGTAATGATGCCTCGAAGAGTTGGTGATATTGGTATCGCTGATGCAACTACAGAACTAGCAAAGTTTGACTTTGAAGTTATGGGTATGAAACAAAAGAACTTCCAACGTAACTGGGATAAATGGTTCTTCGGTGTTTCTTACCTTCGTTCTTGCGGATGGGATAAATGGGATCAGACAATCGAAACAGTTGTATGTGATCCTATGCTTCATCTTCCAGATCCGATGAGTGATCATATTACAAAGTCTCGATTTGAGTATGATATGAGACGACTGATGAAAGATGAATTGAAAGAAGAGTTCGGCTATAAGAGTCCAGAAGATATCTCAGGAGAAATAACACAGATTAACCAGACAAGAAAGGCAAACGACATTGTTTCATGACTTAATACAAACTGGACAGAGAAAGGATATATAGATGTATATGATGGATTCACTTACATAGATTGAGAACTTCATATGGTTACAGTCGATTCGAGTATGCAGATACTGATTCGTAAAGAAAAGATAGAACCTCTATCAAAAAAAGAAGAAGAAGAAGGTGTTCCTATGTGTCGAGTCCTTAACAAGAAATGGCTATCTCCGAAGCGTTATCATCCTTGTGGAATATCTATCAACGATATCGCAAGTGATAAACAAATGGTAAATCGTGTTCTTCTTAATCTTCGTCTCACTGATGCTAAGTTCTCGACATTCGGTCAAATGAATCTCGTTAACTCTCGTGTTGTAAAGAATCACGTTGAACTCTCAGAGCCAAGTATCGAACCGAAATGGGTTGTTGCTAATGTTGCACAATGAGATCGTCTCTCTGATGCAGTATATACAGTTCCTCGTCAATCAATGATACAGGACTCATACGCAATCTCTAATGAGATCAATCAGATCATTCAGCAAGACACTGGATTCGATGCAAGAACACTTGGAGTACAATGAGATAAGTCAGCAACTCTCGGAGAAGTACAAACAATCCAAAGTAATGCGAATCTTCGTCTCTCTCTCGGTATTGAAATAGGAAACTGGGGAGAAGTAGAGTTCTGGAAAGATATGTGGTATGCAGGATATATACAATACTTCGATAAGAAAGATACTAAATTCATTCGTGTTACGAAAGGTTTTGGTACAAGTCTCACAGAGTTTACATATGATATGTTCCTCGGTGGAGAATCGTATGACTTCTTCGTAGAGTCTAAGAAAGATGTAGAAGCAAGACGTGAGAAGATGAAAGCAAACTTTATGGCAATCTATGCTATGATGATGCAAGATCCTTCTACGAAAGAGTATGAGAAAGTTCTCCTCAAACGTACAGCGTATATGTACAATTGATTCTCTAAAGAAGAAGCAGAAGCATTCTGTATGCCAACACCTGATGAACTAAATGCTCGTGAATACGTTAAGTATATCAATGAGAATATGCCTCAAAAGGCTCGTGTTGAGTCTATGAGTGAAGATCACTATACTTACCTCTATGTATATGAATCAGCTCGTGATACAGACGTTAAACCACTTTATATTGAAAATCGTAAAAAAGCGATTATACTACAAAGGGAAGAATGACTAATGGATCAAGGAATGAATCAGTGAGCAGGTGGAAACACTGGAGCTGCTAACCAACTCGTTTCTAATGCTATGACTCAATGAACTCCAACACTTAATTCTTTATCTTAAAAAACTATGGACTTCCGAAAAGATATGTTATCCGAAGAAATGCTTGACCAACATATTGAGCTTGTAAAAACTGGATATCTTGAATCTTACATTAACACTATTAAAATACCTTCACTTATCTCACGATGTGAAGAAGGTACAAAAATGGAAAGTGTATCAGATCAAAAGAAAGAAGCTCTCCTTGATCAAATCAAACAGCACGAAATGTCTATTAAGAACAACGAGGAACAAATGGTCACTTTATCAGAGATCTATGATCGTCTCATTAACTTTCAAACACAATGTCAGAAGTAAATATCAGACCATTCAATCCAGATACTCAAAAGGTAATGGATACACTCGATGGAAGGTTCACACAAAAGCAAATCATACAGAATTTCTTCGGTCTTCGTGATTCTGTTGTTATTGCAGAAGATGGAAAGACTATCCTTGAAATATTCGATGACTTTAAAGATCCAGAAGCACTCAATCGTAAAGGTGTTGAATGGAATCCAGCTCTTGAAAGACTTGGAGTCCAGAAGGAATACTTTGACTCACTACTCGCTAAATATATCGCATATGGAAAAAAAGATAGTGTTGAAAGCAATGGAACAACTGATACACTCGCCTGAGTGGTCAATAGTGAAAAGCCAACTCGTGGAAGAAAAAAACGCATTGCTGAATAAACTGATGGTAAATTCTATTAACTGGAATGAATCACAAATAAAAGCAATGATCGAGTCTATAAAGGTTTATGATAACATTATAGATTGTCCGGATAGAATATTTCAAAGTTATGGTGGTCAATTGCAAGTAGAAGAGTAAATCTCTTCTATCTGGAGCTTATCACTCTAATCGCTGGAGACAGCATATATATCTAATTTTCCTTGTATGACACAATCTACAGACTTCACACCAGAAGATGGTGCTGAGTTCGCCTCTCTTTTGGGCATAAACGAAGAGAACAACCAATCAGAGGTTGAGCAACCAACAGAGGTTGTTGAAACTGATGACGAAGAAGTAGTCGCTGATGATTCTAATACTGAGCCTGATAACTCAACAGAAGATGAAGAAGCACCTCAGAAAGCTACTGAAACGCCAAAGAAAAAGTCCTGAATTGCAAAAGTTCTTTCTGAACGAAATGAACTCAGAGCGAGAGTTGCAGAACTTGAAGGCAAGATAAAGAACAATGAACATACAACAGATGAATTTCTGGAGTATACAAAGACTGTATCTCGTCAATCTGCAACAGAGTCTAATGAAGTACAAAATCTTCTCAATACATATCCTGAATCCGCACAGTATGTCAAACAACTTGACTGACTTGCTGATCAGACAGGAGACTTAGAATCCGCTTATAAAGCATTCCTAGCAGTCAATAATCCTGAACTCTATGTAAAGACATTCGTATCGAAGCAAAAACAGGCACAAATGAATTCTGGGAAATTCACTCCTGCAGGAATAGCAGTCCCAAAGAATAATTCAAAACCTGTCACAAATTCAATCGATAACGATGATGCTGCTGACATATTGAAAGCAATGATGGGATAGCAAAAATGCAGGGATTATACCCTAATTTTTATACCCTATGCCAATCTCTACTCGTGCAACGATTGGTGCTAACGTCCTTCAAACGAAGGTTGCTAACACAATCATCAAGAACCTTGAACCAAACCTTTATTTTTACGATTTTGGTGTAAAACCAGACGCAAATCTTAATGGTTTTGGAACTATCACTTGGCTTGCTCCAAGTAAACTTTCTATCTCTGTTGCTACTGCAACAATTACAGAAGGTACAAACCCAGCTTCACAAGCTTTCAGTATCAATGCTATCATCGGTACTCCTACTCAGTATGGTCTTTATGTTGAACTCTCAGATCGTCTTATTAAGGCATCTCCAGTTAACGTAATGAACCTTGCAGCTACAGAAGTTGGTAACAACCTCGCTCGTGTAATCGACCAAGTTGTTCAGACTGAAGTTATGGCAGGAACGAAAGTTCTCTATGCTAACAGTAAGGCTAACCGTGCTGCTCTTGCTGCAACTGATATTATGACTGAAACTGACGTTAAGAAATGTAATGTATTTCTTCGTACAAGTGGTGCTAAGGATATCGGTGGTGATTATGTTTGTATTGCACATACATACCAAACTGGTGATCTTCGCTCTACATCTGGATTCTGGATGGAAGCTTCTAAGTACACTACTCCAGATAAACTCTTCAACGGAGAAACTGGTAAACTTCACGGAACTCGTTTCGTAGAATCAGGAAATGTACAAACATTTGCTTCTACAACAACTGTATACCCAGCTCTCTTTATCGGACAGCAAGCTTACGGAGTTGCAGACTTCTCTTCTCTCGAAGCAGTAATGAAGCCTCTCAATATTCACGGTGGTGCATTGAACCTTGTTGCTGCGGTTGGTGCTAAGATTGACTTCGTTGCAAAACGTCTCAATGAAGGTGCTATGATCCGTCTTGAAACAGGTGCTGCTACTTACCCAGTGTAATAGTTGTATTCTATAGAACTCTCTTCGGAGGGTTTCTAGAATCTAACTATTCACTATGCTTATAACAGACATTGCTTCATACATACGAGAACAGACAGGTGTAAACTCTACAAATGTAACTGACTCGCAATTATATCGTTATATAAATATATCCTATCACGAAATCGAGAACGCAATCGTCACGAATCTGAATGAGGATTTTTTCTGGAATGAGATCAAAGGAAACCTAACACTCTGACAGTCTGAGTATATTTCAGATACAGCAATCGTAGGGAATACAAGTGGTACGAATAAGATTATCAGTGTTGCTATTGATTACAATGATAATGGACAGTATGTAACTGCTACACTAACAACAGGAGATAACCTAGAATATAAAAGATCAAATACTTCTGGACAATATCCACTCTTTCGTGTTATGGATAACTCTATAGAGATATTCCCAACACCATTTAAGAGTGTTACAAATGGTATAAAGCAAAGAGTTGTTCAGAATCTCATAGATCTCACGAGTGGAACTGCTGAGGCTGATATCTTTAATGGTAAAATTCACGTAAATAACCACTATTTTATAGCTCTTTGAGCATTCGAACACGTATACCGTCAACGACAACTCGAAAACGATGCAGTGAACGCAAGGAACACGTTTCTCGCTAAATTATACGGGGATAATGTTCGAGATATAGGTCTTCTTGGTCGTCTCAACAATAGAACAGTATCGACAATGAACTCAATAGAGCCAAATACTACTAAATTTCGATAAATTATGGACTGGAAACACACGTTCAACGCATTCTACAATGGAGAAACAGATGATACTTTTATCCCAACAGGAGACAAGTATCTTTCTTCGTATAATATTGATCCATCATCAAATCCTCGTTATTTACAACTTTCTGAGAGGTTAATAACCACAAATACTCTCACAACAACTGCAGATATAACAGACGTTTTGATTCTTCCTGGTAATGCATATGTATATACTGGAAATGGAAACGTATTCTATAACTCAACTGAGGTAACGTGAACGATTGCAGGATCTGTTTACACATTCGCTCATTACCTTTACAACAGTGCTTGACTGATGAAAGTATATGTTTTTGACGGATCAAATGTACACAGGATGAATGATACTCTTTCAGTAAAAGAATTATCAACACCTCACGCAACTGGAACAGTTACTGCAGTATGTCAGGCGACAAACACGATAGTATTCGCAGTATGAAGTGTATTGTACCAAATAAACAACGCTGGTTGAATATCTACAGCATTGAGTACACTCCCTTATGGTATAAATGTAAAGAAACTATACTTCTATAATGATGTACTGTATATATTTACACAAGATTGACCAGATGTAAAAATATACCAAGCTCGATATAATTGAAGTTCATACGATATACTCTACTGGCATACAAAAGAAGACATAAGTCTCTACGATATGTGCTGAACTGGTGGGAAAATGTACTGGGTATCTAATTTATGACTCTACCAGACTGATGGAGTAGAAAGTAAACTTATAAAAAGAAATACTTTCAATTCTTCTTCTCGATGTTCTATATTTCAAGATAATTTCGTATATATTATAAACTGAGGTGATGTATACAGATACTGAACAAGTCTCCCATCATTTCCAAATCCTTTTGTAAAAATCCATACTCATATTTCTTGATTATCAGCGGTTAATTGATCAATTATAGTTGAATGAAGATCTAGTGGTTGAACAGTAAAGACTCTTTCTTTTGGTGGAAAAGCTACAACAGGAGAAATCATAACAATGCCATACGATGCTTGAGTTCTATGGGCTGAAAAAAATCTGGAAGTTCTCTGTTTCCCTTATGAGCTTAAGTTAGCAAATGATTGAGCAAGTATACAGGTACAGATACAAACAAATCTAATGGAGTTAAATGACTCTAATACTTATGTAAATCTTAAAACACTCAACACGCTTACAAATAGTGTAAGTACTTGTAGAATAGACAAACAAGAGATACTTACCGCTCTTGGTTCAAATGTTCCAGAGTTCACATACTTCCGCTTAAAGATAATACTAAATCGTGCTACTTCTATAGAATACAGCCCGAAAGTTTATCAGGATATATATATTGCAGGTTCTTGGGTTAACGATATTAAAAAAATATGATAAAAGACTCTCCAAACACTCAAATAGACTCAAAAGAGCCTTCATTTGAACAAGTACAAGGTATCAATAAGCAATGATACGATGCAAGACTTCTTCGAAATAAGGAGCTTGTATATTTTGCTTTCGATGTATGGTCTTCTTCTGGTGCTACTTGAGATGTTACAGCTCGTGTATTAAAACTCATAGGGAATAATGGAGATCGTGAGACCCAATACACACAAGAAATTATTACAGGTCGTGGTAACACCACTGCAAAGATCACAAGAACTGGAAATATGTACGTACAGTGAGACTCGTTTATTCTTCCTTCTGGACACGTTCTAGAAGCATTCGGGAGCTTTAACTCTTGAACACAATTCGCAGAAGTAAGGCTCACTGGATCATCGTTTCGTTATGTTCGATGATCGAGTAGAACACTCCAAACATCCAACGATAATTTTGCAGTTATTAACAGCTGAACAACAGATATTGTTGTAGATATACGTTTCTCAACAAGTGCATCGGATCGACCTATATTTTGAATCTTTTTCAAGATATATTAATTTGATTATGAGAATTATTCTCATATACTTATCTTAACTAATTTTTACATTATGGACACTACTTACCCATCAAATAATAACGTAATTCCACAAGCTCGTTATTTATCTACTCCAGAGGTTCTACTAGACGGACAGTTCGCTCCAGCTTCTTGTGATTCAAGCGGAAATACAAAGCAATCTCTTGGTACTACTATCGCAGGTGAAGACATTCCATCTGATGTTACGAAGGTAGAAATGCGAAATAACGCTACTTATATCTCTACTGCTACAACTACAGTATGTAAGACAGGTGCTGGACTTCTCAATACCGTAACAGTACAAGGTGGAACAGCTGGAACAATTATCGGTTACGATAATACTGCTGCATCAGGAACAATCCTCTTCTCTTTTGATAGTACGAATGCTCTTGAAACATATACTTTTAATGTATCATTTGCAATTGGTCTCACTGTAGTTACTGCAGCAGCAACAAAACTCACGGTTTCAGCTCGTTAACCTTTTTTAATTATGGATAGACTAACCGCTACGAATCGACTAACTGCTACGAATCGACTAACTGCTACGAATCGACTAACTGCTACGAATCGCCTCAATGACGGTGGTCGAATGATTGTAGAATACCCACCAGCTTCTGAACTCTACGCTCCACTAACGCACTCAATCATTCCTCAAAGGAGTGTTGGTGCAATATCGTATACAAGAGCAACTACCGCTACAGTTACAGATCACGAGTGAGTTATGCGTAACTGTATTGCTGGTGAAGCTCGCTTTCTTGGTGCTAGACGTGTAAGAAATCTTACTACGTATTCTCAAGACGTAAACATTAGTTGGAATAGGTTTAGTTTGACTGTATCTGGTACAAAAGTTGC